GGCCTTGCTTGTGCTTGCCGTGAAACCGGCAGGCGTGCTGACTGTTAAAGTCTCAAGGGTGAGTTTCTCGGTACCGTACCACATGGATACATGGGTAGTCCATGACTGTGCGGAAGTAGTAACACCGGTACTGGTAAGAGCGACGCTCACCATCTCATTGTCAAGGTCGGCCATGATATTCGACTCCCCGTCCTTACTCCAACGGTGCACAGGGGCCGGAGTGCTCCATTCACTCCATACTCCATCACGCTTCACACGTTTGCACGCCCATTCCACCTGATGGTCTGCATCCACGCCAAGAAAATCATCTGTCCAGCCTTCCGGTATATAATCATCCTGCTGCTTCGAATCCGGCTTGTCAGGGGTAAGGCCGATGATGTTGGTACGGGTGTAGATCCACTCGTAACCTTTGCCGTCCTTACCGTCAGTCCCGTCTTTGACCATGACCATCCACAAACCATTCCGGTATATGTAAGTACAATGGTCAGCCGTATTTCGGTAGCTGTCACCCTCCTTGGGATTGGACGGATGGGATGCGAACTCACCCAAGAAGGTGATACTCTCACCTTTAAGTTCACGACCGTCCAGCAGCATCTCCCAGTCTTCATGCACGGTCCAGTCGGCTGATTTCCCGGCAAGGATATAACCGCCATCCTTTTTCTTTCGATAATTGCCGTTCCTGAACCTTGCAATTTTAATCGGAGGATTGGATGTTTTCACCTTGGAGATAAAAACACAGCCCGCCAAAGTGACCATGGTATTGACCTCGTATGGGGTCTTAGAGGATTCCCAATGACCGCCACCTATTACAGACAGTCCCGGATCACCCTTGTCACCTTTGGCGGCTGATACAAGCCAGTCCGGATTGTTTTCGGATGGCTCGGAAGTAGTGCCCTTGTCATTGACGCACAACCATGTGGAACCGTTATGGGGCACACGGGAATAATACGCATACTTCCTGCCCGGCTCCCAGCTAGGGAAGTCGATAGGAACGCGGACTGTGCTACCGGTAATTTCATCAATTTGAAAAATCAATCCCGTCATGATGATATCCTGCAATACTGCCGAGAACCTGTCGCAGTTGATCCCGTTGATGGTCATACCCTTCTTCTTGCCGAACCAGCTCTTCATCTGTGCCGGCTCCGGGTCCCAGGTGTTGGCATTGTCAACAAGGGTGATGCAGCAGTTACCGTCACGCACGTCTATGATGATATAAGTCTGACGCTCCTTGTCGGTGAAGTTCCCCGTCTGTCCGAGACGCATCTCGTTATGGGGAACGAACTCATATCCGGGACGCGGAACCATCACGAATGTATTCTCGTCGTAATCTGCGGAAGTGATACGGTACTGTATTTTTCTGAAACCAATAAAGTCACCGGTAGTGACGCTTTTGTCATGCCAGAAGCCCAGGAGGATATCGTCCGGCTTCTGTCCCAGCGGTACACCATCCTCCAGATCAGGGGTGACAGTATAGCTGCCGTCACTATTGGCGACAAAGCTTTTTATCTTCAGCCCTCCGCCGGGACTTATAGTATTATATCCTTCAAAATAGGTCTGACGGTTGAAACGAAGTTCTGGTACACTCAGAGAGCTGCGCAGGACCAGAGCCTCCAGCTCGGCACGGGCGTCCTCACCGATGTA